ACAAATAACATAATACCATAAATATTCATATATACCCAAAAATGTTGTTAACAGCATAGCAAACATAATATATACAGTGTACCCAATAATACCGTATAAACTGTTATTTTGCGTACTGTGTAATGGTAATATACATGCTATACAATTAGATATAGATATCATGTTATCGTATAAAAGTGTATAATATGCACTAATTATAATAATAAACAAATTTAACCAATGTGTAATTTTCGTATCAAATATTTGATAAACGGGTTGTTGTACTCGTTGTTGATTTTCAGCGTTAGGTAAAACTTCCAGTATAGTTGGTCTTTCTTCATCATAATTTATACCTATAATAGGAGTTCCATCAGGTTGTATAATTTCATTATAGTACATAAAAGAATAACGACTGTATCTTTTATGTATGTACGGTTTAGATGCAAAGGTTTTTGTTTTCTGTGTAATTGTCCTTTAAATGTATATATTAAATCAAATAATTACGAAGTTAGAGGGCTTATAAGGAAATATAGAAATATCAGGCCTATATGGTTATATAATAACGAAACATATTATAAGTTTTTCGGTAGGAAACTTACTCGTGTATGTTTTTCGTGTTTCGAACGTGAAAAAAAACCAGGTTTTACAAAAATAAGAGATTTTGAAATTGGAAAAGTTAAATCGTTAAAAGGTCAATGTTATTCGTTGACTACATTATATTTACAATTATGGTATATTTCCTTACAAAAGTATATATGTAAAAATTTTAAAAATAGGCAAATGATCGTGTATAACGACATTTAAAAAAATGTGTTATAATAAATAGTATGTGTGATACAAGTGGGCCAGACACAGGCGCTATAATATCACTAAATGCAATAGGTAAACAAGATACATACTTATTGGAAAATGAAACTACAAATTCTTTATTTAATTACGATGTTAAGAGACATTCTAACTTTAGAAAATTTCATAAGAGTACAAACGTAATTAAACCAGGGAATGCTAAAGCGAGTTGGCCATTCGATGAAACTATCAAGGTTACGCTTAATCCCAGAAACATGGGTGACCTTCTCTCGAATATGTATATTTCAATGGAACTCCCAGGATTACCATCTGGAGGAGGAAATGATTATTATTACGCTGATCAAGTTGGTAGACACGTCATAGAATCAATAACAATGCGTATAGACGAAACCATTATTGAAACATTCCACTCTGATTGGGGTATAATATACGATGAACTTTATCTAGATGAATCTGAAAAACGAACAAAAAGGTACACGGTTAATAGAAATTTAGCCGAAGATACAGCTCTATCAGCGGGGAATCAAATTTTTAGTCAGTTTAAGTCTAAACTATTTATACCCATACCATTTTTCTTTTCAAGAAAATATGAAGGTGATGAATACGACACAAATAAACCAAATCGTCCGTATTTCCCGACGTGTGCTATTAATAAGCAAAAAATACAATTTGATATAAAATTTAGACCACAAACATTTTTTACTGACTATACAGGTACGATATCATTAAATAGTTTTGATATTGTAACCGAAGAAATTACATTAGAAAATAGTGAACGTTCGTACATAAAAAACAATAAACACATTTTAATTACCGATTTTGTACAAAGACACCCATCGACTGTTATAAAAGCTGGTGAAACGAGTGCCAAACTTGAACTCGTTCCTAAAATACCCGTTAAAAGTATCAATTGGTTTTTTAGACGAGAAGAGTTTGAAGACGAAAAAATATTTACCGGTGGTAATAATTTATTAGCAAATGTATTCGCAAATAGATACAACTTTTCATCGAATGTACAATATTCAATAATAAATGAATTTTATAATCCACCAATGCTCAGCGCTAAAATATTTATAAATGGTGAAGATGTACCCGGTTTTCAAGATAGTGATCATAAATATTACAAGTATACCGTACCTTTATCAAACCGATTATCAAGGCCATTTAGAAATATATACACGTATGCATTCTCGATGAATCCGATTAATGTGGAACCATCGGGAAGCCTGGATTTTAGTCAATTAAAATCTAATAAAACTGTTCTAGATGTAAAAATGGTAAATGGTTTAACAAGTGATTATACGCTTAACATGTATTATGTTGGTTATCAAACACTTTCATTCGAAAATGGTTTCATGGTACGCGCTTATTAAATAATTGCATCTTATGATCTTTTATATAATCAATTATATTGTTTTTTATACACCATCTAATGAAATTTAACTGAGCAACAGTTGTATTAATTTCATTAGCTGTACCAGGTATGTTATATGTAATTTTATCCGCTCTACAAAATGGATCAAATAACTTTTTACTATAACCATCTAAACTCGATTTATACGCGACGTGAACGCTAAACAATTTACCATCACACGTCTTATAAGTTAAGTTATTTTTTTTTGAATAATTTGTAATAAACCATTCTAAATTTCTTAATGAAATACCACCGGATTTATTTAATATCTGTGTCAAAATGTCACGGTTTTCGTGTATTCCATAGAATTCATTTATAGACGTTAATAATACATTTGATCTATTCATCTTATCTATTAGAATATGCATAACTTTAAGTAACTTTGTTAAAATGTGTATTACACGGAAACGGATTATCGTCATCGTCAGAATTGTCACTGTGTGATTTATCAGAATTGGAATAAATATTCCCGTGATATGTTCGAATAGGTACATCTTCTATAGTTGCATTTTTTGCGCATTTTTTGCAAAATTGGAACTTACCTACAGTTCTTACAGCTCTTTGACAACATACGGTACCTTTACTATTAATACCAAGGCATAAATATCCGTTTGTTTGCGACTTTTTATGAGTATCTTGAATCAAATCCAGGTTATTTTTTAAGACAATCAAACCAATATTTTCTTTACACACGCGTTCAAGGGATTGAATGATTACTTTATCAATTCTTTTGAACGTATGTTCTAACATGCATGTTAATAGATCCGAATACTCTTTATTATCATAATCACGTTCATTCAGGGTTTTTGGTATATCAATATCTTCTTCTATGTTTACGATTTTACAGTTTTTAGAAATTTCAGAAAATGGCTTGTTGTATCTTATAGATAACGCGCGATACAATTTGATTAGTTTATGTTTTTCAAGTTGATTTAAATTTTTTTCATAAATTGTATATGTTTCTGAAAAAATACATTCAATCATACTCTCTTGTTTTATAATATGTTCTATTTTTTAAGTTTAAATATATCAGATATACGTTTCTGTTTTGGATCATAATCGCACAATTTACTACGTTTTTCTGGTTTAGAGCCCGATATGAGTTCTCCGAATATTTCTTCTTTAGGATCATCAAATAACGGTTCAATCAGGTCACACACAGGGTTGAGAAATTTATTAAGAAAATAGTATGGATAATCTATATCTAACTTTTTTTCCGCTGCATATTTTGGATCTTCCGCCTTTTCATACGCTTTTGCACGAGGATCCCATGTTTTACATAAAATAAAAGGTACACGGTCACCGGATTGTGGTTCAGAACCAGGTTGTCTATCACGCATTTTGTTACGAACTTGTACGTGTGGTAAATTTTGAGATTTGTACGAGTCTCCAAGTTGTTGAGAAAGAATTAATTTATCATTAGGAACATCACCTTCTAGTAATTCTACGGCACGTTGTAAAGCGAGTGCTTTTGGTGCAGCTGTATCACTACTTTCCAAAATAACATCAAGTAATTCTTTACAAACTTCGCGCATGTATGGTGTATTATCACGTCTAACAAGTTGAAGACCTTTTACGTCTATATATTCCATATTCATCTTATCGTCTTTACCCTTTGTCCATAATTTTGCCGCGTATCGTTTTTTAGAATACAAAAAGTACGGATAATATACCTTTTCGAGTTCGAGATTATTTGGTTTCTTAAAAAGTTTTGTACACTCCTCTGCTGCGCGTTCACCAAGTTCCCAACTATATTTAATAGCATCTTCACCTTTACGTTCACCGACGTCAAATTCAACCATTACACTATCGGTATCACCATACCTTACCTTTGCACCCGGGTAATGTTTTTCGACGTAATTCTTAGTATCCTCTATCATCATGCGCCCTTTCATTGTTGTTGTTGATGCTATGGGTACACACGGTAACATACCTTTTGATGCACCCGTGAAACCATATACAGAGTTCATTGATATCTTATACGCCAATTGTTTACCGTTGTACATTTCTTTTAAAGATCCTGATGATTTGGCCATGTCTTTCTTAGCCTGTTTTCTAAACTGTTTAAGTTCTGTTAAGATACTCGGTACAAGACTCGGTACATTTTGTACGAATTTGTAATTACCAAACGTTTCGATCTCTAAATCTGGGTATAATCTTTTATTTTCATAAACGGGATCCATAATCATGGTTGAATAACATAAGTTATGTGCGACCATTATAGATGGATATAACGCCTCGAAATCCAAAGCGGTTATCGGTGTATAGTATGCACCTTTTTGTGCTTCGAGTACAGTTGCTCCTTCGTATCCATCTACCAACCCCTCACCCCATTGAATAGTAGGAACTATATAATTCATTTCGCGTGCCTTTTTCGTTAACTGACTAAACACTTTAATTTGTTGACCTCTTTCTACAAGGTAACATAACGGTACCCACGTTGCCTTTGCCATCTCTAGAAGGTTAATAAGTATACAAAGTTTAGAGAGTAATCTGTGTGGAAGAAGTGTATCCTTAATACAATACTCTGCTACTTCACGTAATTTTACAGGGTCTTCTTCCTTAAAACGCGCAAACATCTCCCTAGGTGACATATCTATTTTCTGATCACCTAGGTATAATTTAGAAACGTTATCAAGTTTATACGAATCAAGTTTATAGCCCTTCTTAACTTCATGAAATAAATCAAATATAAAACGTCCAGGTATTGGTAAGAGTTTGAGTTCATTATCACCAAGTGCACTAGAAGATAACTTCTTAATTTTCATTTCACATTTATACCCCTTAAGTTTACTCATTTCAAAAAAGTTTTTGGAACACCCGACCATTTTTGCACGCGTCATTATATATTCCATATCAAATCCGAATATGTTCCATCCGGTAATAATATCAATGTCCATTTTTACCATGTATTCACTTAATGCTTCAAGCATTCCCCTTTCTGAATCGTAGCTTAGAATAGTACATCCTTCCAGGTCAGGGTCTGTTTTCTTATAACAGAAACACGTCTTATCGTAAGGTATATCAGTGCCGAATGAACATAACGACACGGCAATTTGGAAACAACAATCGCCATATATATCCGCACTAGGAAATTTACCAGTAGAGCTGTTACACTCGATATCAATCGAAGCTACAACAAATGGTGCAGTTTCAGGTTTATTAACAGGTTTTAGATTTCTCCAGTCGTAACACATTAAATCCAAATCAGTGTTTGCATAATTTGTCGGTGTACATTCATCACCAGAATCCAACCACCCAGTCGATTGGATACCAGTTATATGCATTAACCTCAGGACCGGTTCCAAATTGGACTCGTAAAGTTTCAATTTTACAAATTGGGGTTCCGGTATATCGTACGGTTCACCGTATACTCTTGGTTGTGGTTCTTCATATATCCTCAACGATTCTTTAAGAGCGTAGCCAACTTTACGGCGATGTGCTAGTGTTTCAAAAGTAAGTTTCATAAAATAGAACTTTTTATTATCTTGAAATCCCCATACATCCATAGACGACTGTATCTCATAATTCATTATTAAACCAGGACACCGTTTCATAATACTCTCATAATATAGTTCGGCGTGTGTACTATAATCACCAGTAGGGAGTTTTATGAAAAAATAAGGTGAAAATTCTGTCGTAACACATACAGATTTACCGTCTTGTGTTTTTCCAAAAATATGTATCAAATGCTGTGCGTGTTTATCTTCAGTTTCCCATGTGAGGGCTTGAAAAACAACCATGTCTCTTAATACGTTTATGCTCAATTTTTTTAATATACTATATTAGTAAAATATGTCAGCTGCTTTGATTGACCTCGTATCGGTCGGTGCCCAAGATGTGTACATCACAGGCGACCCACAAGTCTCATTTTTTAGACAAAACTATAAACGTCACACCAACTTCGCAATTAAACCAGAACGTCTCGATTATATCGGTACGTTTGGTTCGGGAAACGAAGTTTCCATCCCAATTAAATCTAAAGGAGATCTTTTAAGCTATATTTGGATTGAAGGTACAGACATCAACAATAAAAACGATAACGCTAGTATATACAATAAAAACGAAGCCGCATTCTCTCAGCCAACCGAATTTTCACTTTGGGTGGGTGGTCAAGAAGTGTCTAAAATAGATACGGGATTCATTAACAGTGTACATGGTGCTCTTTATAACACTACACAAGCTAAGGCTTCTGCATGGGCCGGTTGTGACGATAAAGGTGAAAACTCGTCGGACCATTCGTACGTTATCCCATTCTTCTTCAGTGAAGATTGGACCAAATCTTTACCCCTCGTCGGTCTTCAATACCACCAGGTTGAAATCAGAATCAAGTGTAGAAACGGTACATTTACACCAGGGTCTACACCCAAAGTATATGGTTCTTATATATTCCTTGATACAGAAGAACGTGAATTCTTTGCTAAAACAGAACATGAAATTCTTATGACACAAACACAGTTTCAACCAATGACCGGTACGGAAAAAACCATCGATCTTACGTACTTTAACCACCCCGTTAAGTCCGTACACATTGCCGCATTTGGTACAGCCGCGGCCTATACATTTGGTGTAGATGGTACCGCTTCTATGTTTATTAACGGTACACCACTCTTCGAGAATATGTCGCTTGAATACCATCGTAACGTTGTTCCAACCAGACATTGTTCGTATTTCCCACCAGGTGCTAAAGAAGAACCAATTGCGACGTGGCCATTTTCACTCACAATGGACAAGTCTCAACCAACTGGTACATTGAACTTTTCGAGAATTGATAACGCTAAGATTACGATCAGTGATCCTTCTCCATCTGATGCACATTTTATTCGTGCGTATGCAGTCAACTATAACATTCTCAGAATTAAGAATGGTATGGGTGGTGTTGCATTCGGAAACTAAACAATTATTAAATTTTATAATTCGCCAGATGACCCAAATCCTCTGTTAGCACGCATAGTCTTTTGTAAATCAGTCACTTCTTGAATAAGGGGTGTTAAACACTTTTCTAAAATTAACTGAGCAATCCTCTCCCCCGATTTAATTTCGAACGGAACAGATCCGAGATTAAATAGGCAGACTTTTAATTCCCCCGTGTAGTCGGGGTCAATAACACCGGCACCTACATGAATACCGTAACGTACAGTTAAACCCGAACGTGGTGCAATTCTACCGTAGCATCCCAATGGAATTGTTGCACATATACCCGTGCTCACAATGTCCCGAGAACCAGGTTGAATAACAGTATCGTGTAAACTATATAAATCGTAACCAACTGATCCCGGTGATGCGCGTGTTGGTAAAGTCGCGTCAAGTGTTAATCTTTTAATTTGAAGTGTTGTTTCTTCGGAAGTCATTTTATTAAATATATACCTATTTCTTTATCTCATTAAAATAAATTAGTATAAAAACATAACACGTATATTTGTTAAATGAGTCTCAAGATTATAATGGGAAATATGTTTTCTGGTAAAACGTCAGAACTCGTTAGGCGTTTAAAAAGGTACCAGGTTATAGGTAAAAATATTCTTGTCATAAACTCAAGCAAAGACACGCGGTGTTTGGAACATGTATTACGAACACATGATAACATTAAATTCAATTGTGTAAAAACGAATGACTTGACACAACTTAATTATGAAAAAGTGGATGTAATAGCTATAGACGAAGCGCAGTTTTTTATTGGTCTAAAAGTTTTTGTCAAAAAGGCGATCGGAAACGGTAAAACTATACTATTGACGGGTTTAGACGGTGATTATAAACAGGGCAAAATAGGTGAAATTTTAGACTGTATACCTCTCGCCGATAAAGTTTTCAAATTGTCAGCTATGTGTATGAAATGCATGGATGGGACACATGGACCATTCACAAAGCGTCTAGTTGATAATAACCAGACAGAACTTATAGGTGGTAAAGAAATGTACATGGCTGTTTGTAGAAAACATTTATAATTATATTTTCTCAGTGTAGAATAAATGAACCCAACAGTTTCAGTAAAAGACACATCTTTGACCGATACACAAATTAGCTTATTAGCCATACCAACTATAACAGTTTTTACAATTGCTACTCTTATTCTATTAAGCAAGGATTTGAGAAAAAGTCCAGCTGTTTATATTTCTCTATTTATCTCGTGTATCCATTTGTATCATCATTACACACTTGTACGTTTACAAAACAAGATAAAGTAATAAAGTGTATATTATATAAATATGTTTATGATTGAAGAACCTTACGGTATAACACAATTCCAGGCCTGGATAATATCACTTACATTAGGAATAGTATTGATTAGACGTAAACGACGCGGTGAAAATTATATTCAGTAATTATATATGCGTGTTCGTTTAAAAAAAAGTCCACGTTTTGATAAAAAGTTTAGAATTACTTTTGAAAATGGAAAAATAGTTGATTTTGGTGCAAGAGGGTACTCAGACTATACAATACACAAAAACCCATTACGTATGCGTTCATACGTAACGCGACACGGTGGGTTTGTTCCTCATATGATACAAAAACAAACCGACCCTAAACTAGTTCATAAAAACATGCTCGATGTAACTCGAAGTGATAAAGAAAACTGGACAAAAACAGGTTTTTTTACCGCGGGGTT